AAAATTTTAAAAGAAATATATAATGTTTATTTTGGAAAGAATATTATAAAGACCATTTATGATAATAATGAAAATCAAAATATCATTTATTTTATTGACGAGAATGTTTATAATTTATATGAATTTGGAAAACAAAATTTGATACTAGACCGTAGCAATGGTATCACTTATAATAGTTGTTCTAGCACAGACGAGACCTGTATAGAAATATAATTAATTATAATTTTTTTTATAATTAGTTGCCAAATCAAAAAAAGTGGGGGATTTACGGTTTTTTGTTTTTTCTTATAAGAAATATTCAAAAACCGTAAATTCCCACCTTTTCCAAAATCCAACAAAAGAAGGGGCGTTTTTGCCTGCCCTTATAGAACTTAATTAAACAAGCGTTTTACTAGCCTGAGGCATGCGTCGCTATAACTGCTCCCCTGTGATTTTTTATTGCCCTTCATGTATGTAGGGCGTCTATACTGTATCAAATCCAAGTTATTAATGCGACCCTCCTCCTTCATAGTATGTAGCATAGTTTTGCCTGTGTCCAAATCCCAAATAGTATGTAGGCAGTAACATGGTTCGTCAAATACAAAAATCCAATCCGCATCATTATCGTCAGACATTTATAATAACAATATATTTATTATAAATCAATTACTTCCTAATTAGGTGAGTCTTATCAATTGCGGCGCTTTTGCCACCCATGACGGCACTGTAAACCCGTGCCTGTGCCCACTGCTCAGGAGACCTTATACCAGGACGCACGCTGGTAGGATTAGTTTTAAAAGCTCCTACACCCTTGTTAAAGATGGTCTGTAGTCCTGACTTCTTGTAGCCAGTGATTTTTGAGATGTCTGTTAAACTGTGAGGTGTATCCTGCTCAAATCCATACTTTTTGTTAAACTGATTTTTGTAAGTATAAGCCATTGTATACTAACAAAATATTTTATTCTGGTGCTTGTTTACTTTCTTCAGTATAACGACGAGCAGGACGAGCAGGAGCAGGAGCAGCAGGAGTAACAGGAGTAGGAGCGCCACCGCCACCCATAAATGTTCCAAGAGGAGTAACAACGCCAACACTGCCACCAAGAGTAGATACTGTATTTCTACCAGGACGAATAGGTTGTTGAATTGGTCTTTCTTCACTAGGAGGTATAGGAACAGCTATTGCTTGTGGAATTGTAATGATTGATGCTTCTGGAATTGGGTTATTACTTTTGACCTTAGGACCTTCAATCATTTCACGAATTCTTCCAACAAATCCACTAATACCGCCACCTGTTTTAATATTTGTATCTTGTGTCATTCTATCAGGTGGTACCTCCTCACTTACAGGTGTCATAATCCTGACTTCTGCTTCCGGGGCAGCATCTTCTACTGGGGCAGCAGCAGCAGTAGTTTCTACTGTTGGTTTAAGTGCGTTTATATTTTTGGCTAAACTTTTATATACTCCTGATACATTGCGTACCATATTACTTGTTAGCTTATCTGCCATTAGGCTATTCCCTTGTAAAACCTCTGATATCTCAGATATTGACTCGTCAATAAACTCTTGAATAAGTTTATATTCGTTTATTTTTTTTTTATTACTAACTGGTGAAAATTTTATTATTTTAATAGAATCCCTTAGGTCTGACACAAATTTTTTATTAGCTTCTTTCCAATCATCGTCATCTATTATTGGAGCACCACGCATTTCTTTTCGAAACTTTCGCAATAAAAAACCATAGTCAGTATTACCAGACATTATATACTAACAAAATATTTTAATCCGCAAAGTAATATGGAGATACAACTTTTGGTTTTTCAGCAATGCCTGGGGTCACTTTGAATTTGGATGCTGAGTTTTGTTGCGTCTTAGTTTCACGTTCCTTCTTAATAGGTTTTACTGGTTCTTCCTCTTCAGATTCAGTTGCGTCCTCATATATGATGGTCTTCTTCTTTGGTTTCTTTTTCTTTTTAACTACGATTACTTCTTCCTCGGATTCACTAGCGGATTCATATACGACCTTGGGTTCTTTCTTTTTAGGGGCAGGTTGGGAAAGAATTTTTTTCTCTTTTTTCTTAGGTGCGACAGGTGGCGGCGGCGGTGCTGGTGCTTCTTCTTCTGATTCAGTTTCAGTTTCGGGTTCTGGTGCTGGTTCTGGTGCCTTCATCGGTGTAGGTGTCTTGTCCATGTTCTTTTTAAGAGGGCCGTTAAGTTGTTCCTTTATAGCCTGTAATCGTAACTTTTTCTCGTCAGTTGATAATTTCCCGCTAGATGTTTGCTTTAGTTCCAATGCTTTGCGCATTCGTTCAGTAGCGGCTTTTTGTGCTTCGGAGCGGTTTTTCTTGGGTTTAGTAAGTCCCACATCATCTATGGTGTCGTCAAGTTGGTCGTCCATCTATATATAAAGCATAAGATTTTAATTTTTCTTAATTAAACAATTTGCTAAATAATAATATAGGGGTAATATAAAATGCCAATAGTGGAGATTAAAGAGGAAGTCAACCATGATATTAAGAGCATAAAGCCTGTCAAGGAGAAGATGGATAAATATGTCAAAGATATTCCTGATGGTATATCTAGGCGCAATGGTATGATATATTTGTTAGTTGGTAGCGGAGGCAGTGGTAAGACTAGTCTGCTATTGAATCAGTTTAGAAAGGGTGGGTCTTACCATAAGAAGTTTCATAATTTGTATTTGTTCACACCATCTATCAGCTTCATGTCGGTTAAGAATCATCCGTTTGAAAAGCATGATAAAGTTTATCATGAACTAACAAGAGATACATTAGAGGATTTACATTCAGAGCTTAAAGAGCGTAAGGAGGATTATGATGATGATGATGATGAAGAGATGGAATATAACTGTGTTGTCATAGATGATTTTGCTAGCAGCCTTAAGGAGAAGGATGTACAGAAGTTGCTAAATACAATGCTTATTAAAGCACGCCATCTTAATACCTGCTTTATATTTACATTACAGTCGTATATGTATTTCCCTAAGATGTTGCGAAAGCAGACGACATATGCTACCATTTTTAAACCAAAAAATCGTGAGGAGTGGAATACGGTGAATCAGGAGTTGTTACAAATGAAGGAGGATGATGCTAAGAAGATATATGATTATATTTTTGAGCAAGAGTATTCGCATCTAGATATAGATACCATTGAGAATAAGCTGTATCGCAATTTCAATCCACTAGTAATTACTGATAGTAACAAGCTTTAGCAAATAATCTCATCATATAGTAACTAACAAATAATGGAACATATTGAAAGCATACAAATATTTTTAAACAGTCGTTATGCTACTGAGGTTGTAGGTGATAATATTGCGAATTGTGTTTATTATTTGCCTGTGATTGAAATCCCAGATGGACATCATATTTATCTGTCTTTACAAAATGCTACTATCCCCTACAGTTTCTACAGTATTAGCAGTTTCGATAACACTTTCATCTGGGGGCTTGTAGGAGACCCACCCACAACATATTATGTTCAGCCAGGTAATTATAATATAACACAGCTTGTAGATGTTATCAAAGCAGCAATGGGAGCATCTTATACAATAACGTATAGCAGTATAACCAGCAAACTCTTGATTACTCATGCGACAAGTAACTTTATAATATATGCGTCGACAATAAATCATGCGCTGGGATTTAGCAAAACTACAAATACTACGTCGGCGGCGAATTTATTGTATAGCCGTGATTGTGTCAATGTGAATCAGATTCGGGCGCTGAATATTGAGATTAATTTCCCTACATATAATGTGAATATAGCGCAGGCGTATAATAATAATATTTTAGCGACAATTCCAGTATATGTGGCGCCATTTAGCATAATTACTTATACGAATAATAATAACTTTAGAACCAATTTGTATGTCAATAAATTAGACCAAATACAGATTCGCATTTTGGATAATGAAAATAGGCTTGTTGATATGAATGGGGTTCAGTACCAAATGACTTTACAATTGGATTGTGTGAAATTCACGGATTAAAACAATTAAGGAAGAATAAAATATTGTTATAGTTTATAAATGATTGGATATAAAATGCCTCTAGGAAAATCAATGATGGGATTTAAAATGCCTCTTGGCAAAAGTCGCATCGGTTCAAAAGTGCCGCTATTGATGAGACCTGCTGCGAAACAGGTTGCTGAAGCTTTAACAAGAAAAGTTTCGGCGGGTTTAGAGAGAAATGTTTTGAAGCGATAAATTAGGGGTTTAGTCCGCCTCCCAATTTTATTTAGCAAAATAATGAATTAATTACAATTAAGTCATTATTTATTTTCTGGACTATTATTATAATGATTCCAACCAATTTACGGTATCAAAGTAAAACAGAGTCGGCGCCCGCCAGGAGGTACCTTACGCAGATACAGCCCCAGGGCTCTACCAGTTTCGGCCAAGGCGAGACAATTACGATAAATATCCCCACAAGAGCCAACACTGCTCTTATTCCCTCTGAGTCCTATTTAAGAGGAAGTGTCAATTTGGTAGTTGGAACTGCTACTACTGCTACTACTCTTGAATCGTGTGGGTGGCATGGTATTTTCCAAAGAATACGTGTGTTTCACGGTTCCAATTTACTTGAGGATATTGATAACGCTTCACAATTGGCGAAAATTTTGTACGATTACCAAGCACCTGAAGATTCTGTAAAGGGTCGTTTTTCTATTACCTCTGGAACCAATGCTGATTATTCTGTTGCCCAAGCTGCTGCTGCCGGTGATGCCACTAATGCTGCTTCTATTAACAGAGGTCGTGCTTTAGGTGCTTTAACTCCTGCTGGAACATTCTCTTACCCTTTTGCTATCAATTTGATTTCTATGGTTGGTGCTTTAGCAGGTGAGAAGTATTTGCCTTTGTGGCAGATGACTGCTGCTCCCCTCCGTGTTGAAATTGTTTTACAATCCAGTGCTGAAAGATTTTTAATGAGATTAGGTGGTGCGATTACTAACTATACTGTCACTGGCGTAAATTATTGTGGAGAATTTTTGGAGCTGCCTGATTCAGCTGTTTCTGCCATAAATGCGGGTTCTTCAAATCCCCTTCAAATGGTTATTCCTTCTTATAGGTCGTATACTAACTCTGCCACTGTTCCTAACGCAACTCAAACGCAAGTATCTTTCCCAATCCCTGCCAAGTTCAGTTCTCTCAAGAATATATTTGTTGCTACAAGAAATAATGCCGCAGTTGGAGTTGCTGGTCAATTTCCTCTTTCTCACTGCGCATTTGGTCTAGGAAGTTCTAACTCCATTGGTTACCAGTTCAGAGTTGGTTCTGAAGTTTTGCCCTCAACTGCCCCTATTTCGTTCCCTGAAATCTACAATGAGGCGATTAAATGCTTTGGTTCTCTTGCTGATTTACAGAATCAACCAAGTATCAATAATGATGCTTTTGTCCTTGATGCTCCTGTTGCCGTTACAACTCTTAATGGGTCATATTTGACTAACAGTGGTGGGTCGCTTGTTGGAATTGACCTTGAGATTTACCAGAATGCTGATAAGGCGAGCATATTCAGTGGAACCAATACTAACACAAGTGATATCTTTGCTATTATGAATTATTACCAATCATCAGGCGCTTCAGTCACTTTACTCCAGACTGCTTTCGCATGCTATGACCAGGTACTAGTGTATGAGAATGGTGTCTGCTATGCCAGATATTAAGCATTAAGTAATAAGTAGATTAAACATATCATAATAAAATATTCAGTTATTATAATATGAACCAAGAAGTAGCGAAATTATGGCTTTATGGAGGAAATCTAACAACTACACAATCAAAAATCGGAATAAGAAGTGCTGACTTACGCAGTTATACATTTATTTTTGATTTACGCCTAGTTTTAGGCGAAACGATGTTTCAAAAATATGATGAATTTAAAGTTTATATAGGCTATGAAAACGCAGTAAGTTCAAACAATGGTTTGGCAACACTTTATCAAAATGGTTTGAATATAGTCCAATCGTCATATCAAGGGAAACCCGCGGGATTTGATACGGCAATTAGTGTTTTTAATCAGTTTCAATATACAAATGACGGAGCTGGAAATATAGGAAAACCATCAAATACAAAAGAGTTTATTCTTATAAAACCAAATAACTCACAAGTGACGCTCAATTTCACATCTATCCCTGATGTTACTACAACGACTTTGTTCGTTCAATCGTTTTTCCTTACATTTGTGCCATTTGTTAGAGATAAGATTTATAAAAACCCGTTCAACTATTTGTATCAAAATGAGTTAGCAAACTTCACATTAACAACGCAAATCTTGTCGGCAGGTGCTACAAATGCTTTTGGAACAATGAACTCAACATTCACAAATTTTACTTTCACGAATGTAAATATGCGACGTATCATTGGGACGATGTGGGATAAATATAATAAGTTCAATTTGGTTTGCTTGAATGTGGGAATAGGAAATGTGGCATCGGCACCAAGTAATGAACAGCGATTTTTATGGTTTCAAATAGGAGGACTCCAATTTATCAATTGTTTAAGCACAACTACCACAGCATCATATTCGCAAAGTGTAGCATATACATCAACATTTCAATTTCGTCCAGGGGCATTAGTTGCTGATGGAGATTGTTTTGCGGTGCCTGACAGTTTAATCAGCTTTAGAAAACCTGAATCAGAGACGGTAGATTTAGCGTTTCAACTCTTTACGGCGGCAAATGGAGGATTAGCATTTAATAATCAATTCAATCAATTCAGTTTGACATTTGCCGTTGTTGGAATAAAAGAATAAAATATAGTGATAATATAAATGCTTAGTGAAAGTGGTTCATTAATATTATCAACAACTTCAACAACAAATCCGTGTACGATTAATGCGGCAAAGTCAGATTTCACGTTCTCAAATATTAATATGCGAAATGTGCTTGGTGCTGCGTGGGATAAATATGATGTGTTTTGTATGAAAGTGGCGGCAGCAGCGGTTACTGGAACAGTGACACTAACAGGCTCTAATGTGGGAGTCACCTGTTACAATATGGCGGGTCTTACTTGGGAGAAAGTCCATTATGATACAGCATATATGAATCAAAATTATGTAGCAATTGCGGTTTTTAATGTTCAGGGAACAACTCAGCAACAAAATCAATTAATTTCAAATACGGGTCAAAGTTATAATTTTCGCAAATGTGGCGATGTAGTTGATTTAAACTTCACAATTACAAATGTAAATAATACTGCTACTGGTCCCAGCACATTTGGAATCGTCGGAGCAGGAAATATTTACAGTGATGTTTGCTTTCATTTGGTATTTGAACCAGTCATACCAGGTGAAATGAATGAGTGCGCGTTTTTTGGATTTAATACGAACAATAACATCGCAAGTGGGTCGCACAGTAAGTTCAGACCGCAAAGAGTATAATTACCCTGCGTTTGATATGAGACGCTTGTGTCGTAATTTCTGGGATAAACACGAGGATTTTGAAATCCAAATGGCGTTTTATAATAACGTAGGCATAGGAACACCAGCAGGAAATGCCAGAACTTGTCTATTTCAAATGAATGGACTCAATTTTGTAAATAGTGCTACTAAGAACAGCAATAACACAGATAGACTGGGAATGACTACGGAATCACCAATATTAGGAACCATTGTTTTCTCAAATTCGGCGTCAGGTCACGAGGCTTTAATGGCATACCCAGTTGCCCCAGTTCAATTCAAGAAAGATGGCGATAATGTAAATCTCACAATTAATTTGAAAAACAATGAAAACTCGGGACCATTTGCTTTCACATTTACCGGCACCGGTCCAAATTGTGTTATTGGATTTTTCATAAAACCCATTTACAAAGTGGATAAAGCAACACTGTTTATAAACACGGCAGGACTTACAACAACAGAAACTAATTTGGGTGTGATAAATGCTGCTTCAACACAATTTACCCTGAATAATATAAATATGCGTCAATTGTGCCGTTCAATGTGGGACAAATATAAGAAGTTCAATATATTTTTAACGGGAACAACAAGTAACTCTGGGGCAGTAGTGCTTGTTAATGCTTCCTATATTTTACAAATGGAGGGATTGAATTTCATCAATCAGACGGCGTATATAACGGGCACAGGTCAAACCCAAACAGCAACATTGGGAACTATTTCAATAGGGAACGTCGCAGCAACACCAAGAAGCAATGGATATCAAAGTGGAATAGTCACATCATTTTATAAAGACCAAGATTTTGTTAATTTAACACTGAGAGCGTTGCCTATTGCGCCAGGCACGCCAATAAGCAATTTTGTTATAGTATGTGGTTACACCTTCACAATCGTGGGTTGTGAAGAAGATGATGAACAAGCAAAACAATTCACACAGAACTGGATGCCAATAGTTTAAACCAAAGGTAGCGGTGCTTAAACAAAAATATCAGAGTCTTTAATATTGCCTATGTCGTGAGCGTGGTAAGCATCTATAGCCGCAGCAATACCAATCTGCTTTGGGTCACCCTTAATTAAAGCAGGTATTATTGTTCTAGTATGCGGGTTGGGAAGTGTTTTAATATTCTTGGAACCAGCGCTGGCAAGTGAAACGATGTCACCAGCAGAGCGATAAACATTTTGGTTGCCTTTGACTTTCTGCCCAATGGTCTGACCTGGGTCTAGCGCAAATACTTTGTCGCTTTTCTTGGCGATGTCCTGGACGATGCGGCCGCCAAGTGAATGTCCTGTGATGCTCACGTCCGCAGGATTATATTTTGCTTTTGCTGCCTTAAGGGTTTCGTCTGCCTGTTTGTAACGGTCAGTGTCCTTGAATCCACCAAATACATTTTCGTAGCCCCGCTCAAATTTGCTCTTCCAAGATGAAGGAAGCAGTGTTTCAATACCGCGCTCCAAGGGCTTGCCAATTGCTTTGATGCCTTTTCCAATAGTGCCGCCAAGTGCCAATTTAGAGTCCACGTTGACCCAATCAGTTAATGATTGAGAGCCAGTGACGTTGTACAGCAGCTTTTTACTTTCAGGGTTGTAATAGACTTGCTGATTTTCGTTACTCAGCTTTTTGTCTATAGTGTAACCATATTTTGCCATTTCTGACCCCTTCTTATTTTCAGGTAAATAACCCACGCGAAGACTGTCATATAAACTAAGAGCAGGACGGTTTGAATTAGGGATAACATTCATTTATATTATATACTTTTAAAAAAAGTATAGCAAAATATTGTTATACTTTTTTTGCTCCACTTTTTAAAAGTGGAATTATTGGGTTTTGTTTTCTGCTAAACTGCGTCTGTATTCTATTTCCTCTAAAGGAGTCATTTTGGTTGCTTCTTTCCAGTAGTCTTCTAACATGTAAGAAAGGCAAGGGAATTGCTCCATAAGACCAGCAGGGATGCGATTGTAATAATAGTCCATGTCTTGCCAGCCCATACCAAAGCGAGCGGCGCTATATGTAAATTCAACTTCTTCCAATCTATAAACTAGACTGTCTGGCAAGTTGTCTAAATCAATAAATACTTCGCGGATATTTTCTTTTTCTTCATTTATTTTTGTTAGTTCAAATTCTGCCATATATATTATACTGAGAGATTTATTAAATCATCAACTTTTCGAACCATATCTTTATATAATCCAGATTTGCTTGTATATAATGATTCGTCAGGGTCTAAACCAAAAACAGAAATAAAATCATCGTAATAGTCGCGCATTTCCTGTAATGTAGTAGATTTTGTATTTGCTGGTAAAGGTGCTAATCCATTTTGCTGTAAATATTCGTTTCTACCAGTTTTTCTTATGATGCGTTTTTGTGCGGCTATTCTTGATTGTGGTACTTCTATTGTTAGTTCTTCTTCACCTTCACCTTCAGCAAAAAGTTCCGTTTGAACTTGAGGTTGTGCTCTTGGACCACCTTCATTAAGAGTTTCTGTAAAAGTTTCCTCTTGAATGTCAGGAAGAAAAATTGTGCTTGTTTGTGTAAATGGGTCAGTCCTTTGTCCAGCGCCTGGCTGTTGTGCGCCTCTGAAACGTTCTAATATAGGGTCCATTATTCCACCTAGTCTTGTAATGTCAGCAAAGCGTTGCCCTTGTTGTGCTTCAATATCAGCTAATCTTTGTTGTTGGACTTCAGCGCGAAGTGTGGCAACTCCAGCAGCATTGCGCTCAGTAATGTCTGCGATTTGTTGCTGACTCATACCAGGTTGAATCTGCCTCAAAGCAAATAAATTAGGGTCTCCTCGTCCAGGTTGTCCTTCTAAAGTTTTGACATATCCAACCATGTCAGATTCCTGTTTTAAATCGTCTATCATTTTTGGTTTAGGCTTACCTTTAGCTTTAGCAACAGATTTGATAATGCCTAGCTTTTTCAATTCACGAATAACCGCTAAAGTGTCGCTGTTTTGTCCGTAAGTCCTTACGGATACATTGTTCATGTTTGAGATACGGGTCATTTTATATAATATAATATTATTATAATATAAGAAATAATGAGTATAAATAATTTGGATTTCACTAGTTTCAATTACCTTTCAAATTTAGCATCTATCAATGCGAATGAAGTAAATACTGATGTACTAACAAAATCTGACCCTGATATTAGTGACCTACAATTTGATATGTTGGAAGGGATACATACAAATGAAACAATACAGCAACAGATAGATAATATTACAGCTGGTCTACAAGCAACGGGATACTGGGGTTCATTTTGGAGCACGGTGACGCAAACCAATGCTGGAGTAACAAGCGTTAACCTAATGACAGTAAATAATAGTGACCCAAATAATAATGATGTTCAAATAGGAGCGACATCATCACAGATTAAGGTTTTGAATTTTGGTGTTTATAATATCCAGTTTTCAGCACAATTTGATAAAACTGATGCTGGTGTAGATGAGTTTGATGTTTGGTTTCGATTGAATGGAGCAAATCTTGCTGATACAACTGGCAAAGTTCAAATAACAGAAAATAATGGTGTTGCTCTTGCTGCGTGGAATTATATGTTAGAACTTAATGCGAATGATTATATAGAATTTGCGTGGTTTTCATCAGATATAGATATGCGACTCCGTTATGAACCATCACAAATAAATCCAACAAGACCAGCGATTCCAAGTGTCATAATAACAGTCCAGCAAGTTATGAATACTATGGAAGGACCGCAAGGAGCGCAAGGTGCCACGGGAGCCACAGGACCCACTGGTGCCACAGGTGCTACAGGTGCCACAGGACCACAAGGTAACCCAGGAACGCCAGGAGGACCCACAGGACCAGTAGGACCAACAGGACCATCAGGAGGACCCACAGGACCTACAGGACCCCAAGGAGCTAAAGGAAATAAAGGTGATACAGGAGATGCTGGTGATGGACCAGTGGCATATGCGGCGCTAGCTTTAGCAACTACAACGGCAGCAGGATTATCAGCATATATTGTAACCAATAATGCGTCACAGGCGGCACAAGATGCGATAATTGCTACAAACACAGCAGATATTGCCACAGATGAAGCGCGCATCACAACATTAGAAGTTAAAACACAAGACCAGTCATGGGGAACATTTACAGGCACAACATTTTCAAGAAGAGTTCAAGTTACCAATACAGACCAAATAACAACACCTGGAACTAATGCGGTTTATTTGGGGTCAGCAGAAGCATCAGCATTTCTTTATGGATTAAGCGCAAGCGCACCAATTACTTCAAGTCAAGGTACATCACAAATGTCGTCGTTAGTTGTGAATAATACATTTGAAGTCACTAATGATGCGACCATAACCGCAGGTGAAATGTATATTACACGAACCCTACTCAATAATCAAAAGAAACTAATCCTCTATGATAATAACACAGGTAATGATTATGACTATTTGGGATTCTGGACTATGGATGGCGTAGGCGGTCGTAAGTTTTTAAATGCGGAAATAGATGGTAATGCGAACTCAGCATTCCAATGGTATTATGGTGATGGATTGGGATTGTCCAGAACCCTGATGAAATCAATGAATCAAACAATAGAAACCAGTTATATTCCCACATCAAAGTTTTTGAAATCTGCTGGATTCACACAGGAAATCGCACTTGTAAAAGATGCGCCAAATAATAGAGTAAGAATAGATATGATTGGTGATACTAACACTGCTGCCAATTTTGACGGACAAATCATACAACAAGATGGGAACGGAGTTGATGACAATACAGGAACAATGACTATTCAATCTGGTGGTCTTACATTTAATGCTTTGAATGCTGGTATTCAAGCAACATCTACAGGCACAACAATATTACAATCTGGGACAACTATGAGTATACTAAGCGGAAGCACTACAACTTTGACTAGTATATCAACAACAGAAATCAATTCAACATTCTTGGATATTAATGCTTCAAATAATATCACAATAGACACGCCCGAAACAACCACAATAACCTCCCAAAGTATTACTCTTGAATGTCCTTTGCCTGGTGGAGTCAATGGTATTTTATTAAAAACCAACGACCAATTAAATGAGATTAAATTGAATACTCTTGAAATTGGTAGTCACATCGTTTTACAAGCAGAGGAGGCAGATATTAAATTGACTACAGTTGGCGTAGCGACAAATATTTTATTAACAGCAGCAACAGAAGCAGATATTACATGTTCTACATTAGACCTTAATGCCAGTTCAGCAGCCACGCTTGATGCCCCAACAATCACACTAACAAGCACAGGAAAATTCACTCTTGGTTCAGCCGCAAGTGAAACAGAAATTAATTGTGGTTTATTAGACATTAATGCTTCTGGAAATATTACGATGGATGGACAAACAATAGTAATAACCGCAACAGGGGCGGGGAATGATATTCGTCTTGTAGCGACAGATGATTTGGAAACAACTACAAATCAAATTACTTTTACAACAACCAACACAGCGGCTACAAATATGACGCATTTCAGCGCAATAAATACGGGAGAAGCAGATACAAATCTGAGGAATCCTAATGTCGATGGATATTTATTGCGACTTTCACAAACGGCAACTAATGGTCTAACTCTTAACGGTGTAGATAATGGCGTAAATACAATCAAGTCTAATGGAGCAGCATCTACATTGAAATTAGAATCAGCAAACACACTTCAAATAGAAAGCATCACAGATATGACTTTAAACAGTGGTAGAGGAATTACAATGGATACAGGAGTGGGATATGATGTTTATCTTAACTCAAGTCGAGATGTGGTTTTAGATGCTGACCAAGATATTAATATGGTGGCTGTGGGTGATATTGATTTTACATCTGCGAATGTAGGCATAAATGGGATTACAACCATAACAGGAGTAACAACTATAAACACCACTGGAGCAGAAGCAACAAGCATTGGCAATACAAGTGAGTTACTTACTTTAACAGGTCAAACTATTGACTATAAAGTTGCTAGTGCTGGAGCCTTCTTTTTTTATAATAACGCAGTCCAAAAGTTAAGAATTTCAAGTATTACTGCTGAGTTTGCTACTGCCATAACAACGGATTCTACGCTTGTAGTTTCAGGAGCATCAACCTTTACCAGTGGTTTCACCAGCAATGCCTCATCAAGTATGAATCACAATTTTTTATTACAGCAGAACACTTATCCACCAACAAGCACTTCTGCTTTGGGTTATACGGATACAGAAAAAACCACAACAGACCCTATGAATAATACTCTTACAGCAAGGAGCGATTTTTCTTTACCATCAAAGGGTATGTGGTTGGTTATATGTGGATACGAATGGTATACTAATACATCAAATACAGTGCGAGCAAAATTATTAGTTTTATCAAAAACAACCGCAAGCACAACACCTGCTGCTAATGGATTACAATATTATGAAGAAATAAACGATGCTGCTGGTGCCGCAGAACTAAGACAGCAAGGGACAATCACAGGTGTAGTCACTGCGACTGCTGCTACAACAATTTATGTAAATGCCCGGTCTGAAGTTGATAGTGGAACAAATACAAAGTTGATTACAAATGTTAGTTGGACAAGAATTGGATAAACAAATAATACAAAATATAAAATATAATATTCCGTATTATTATAATGTCAAGTTTCGCCTTTTTGAAACCAGCCAACCAGTTATGGAAGGACGCAAAGATTGCGAAAGTCCGTGACCGCATTTTAGGACACATTACAGATATGCCTGCGGAGGTTCGCGCTAATAGACACAGTATGGAATTGCTGTCATTGATTTGTAATATGATTGAGAATTCAGGGATTAAGAACAAAGAGAAGAATGATAAACTGAAGATAGATAAGAAGTTACTTCTCGTCACCATATACAAAACATTATATGGTAACCTATCAGCAGAAGATGTTGAATTACTTAGTAAGAATATAGAGTTCCTCCATGACAACCAGCATATAGTTGCTCACCCGTGGTATCGTCTTGCTACCAGTTGTGTTGCTGATTGGTTCAAACGCAAATTGCTATAGCGTACTCCGTTACTGTCGTGATTGGATAGTAGAGCAAATACAAAACTTGCTGATTGATGAGTTCTTAAAGAAGACCAGAGCTTCAAATTTGACAGCACATCTGGTGCTGAGTTTGGTGTCATTTGATTTGGTTGGTATAATAAAAATAATCCTTACCAAATATGGTCTTGAATATTTAATTAAGTATATAGTTTTGATTTCTATGCTGTGACATAACTGAAATTAAGCTGTAGCCTAATATAACAGCCTCAAAACGGCATTTAACCAAAAATTAAAAATTTTTAATTTTTGGTTAAATGCCGTTTTGAGGCTGGTTAATTAAGGAAATGACGTATTTTGGTTATGTTTTAGGGGGTCGCACCATCTGGCACCATAATTTTAGCCCATTTGCCTTAATTAAATACTTATCTAGCGCCACCTAGGAAACATTATTAATTAATTTACTTTTTATTTAGCAACTTATTTTCTCCGTATATATCACAATGGATTTCTCCGATGAACTAAAGAAACGCAAACCCAATATGTCAGCCAATAGTGTGAAGACATATAACTCCCTATTGCGCTCCGTATATAAGAACGTATTTGGTAACATCAATGATGTTAGTCTGAAACAATTTGAAGACCATAAAAAGATTATGGAGTTCCTTAATGAGAAATCATTTGGCACCCGTAAGACTTACTTGGCTGCGCTTGTGTGTATTGCTCCTGATGTAGCCGAGTATAAGAAGCAGATGATGGAAGATATCAAGGAGTATAATGATGAGACTAGCAAATCCGAACTCACAGACAAACTGGAAAACTCAGCAATCAATCATGATGAGATTGAAGCACTTGCCGACAGATTGAAAAAGGATGCTGAACTTCTTTTTAAGAAGAAGTCGCCCCGTCTTGCTGACCTAATGGACATTCAAAATTTCATTATATTGTCTCTTTACTATGGGCATATAGTTCCAAGAAGAAGCCTTGATTATGTGGACATGAAGTATCAGAATTACGATAAGGATAAAGACAACTACATGGATTTAAAGAAAGAACGATTTGTGTTCAATAAGTACAAGACTGCTCAAAAGATGGGCAAGGAACTAAAAGGGGAACAGACTCTGGATATACCACCTGCTCTAAAGAAGATACTAACAAAATGGATTGCTATTATACCAAAAGAAATTGACACACTCTTATTCAATACCAATTTAGAACCATTGTCCAGTGTGACTCTTAACCAGCGACTCAATGCGCTATTTGGCGGCAAGAAGGGTGTCAATGCGCTCCGTCATTATTACCTAACAAGCAAATATAAGGAGCTGATGATTTTAAATGAGAAGATGGGAGACGAGATGGAACAGATGGGTTCCAGTTCTCAACAAGCAAAGACTTACATAAAGATTCACGACAAAGAATAATACAATCACGGTGGTAATGCTTGTGATTTATAATTACCAATTTGTTAGTTTGTTCAATAAACTCATTACAAATTCTACAACATTTGATTTCACACTTTAGCTGATACTCCATTTGGTATATTTCAATATTTAAAAATATACCAATAATATAACTCAATGGCAGACGACAAAAGATTAGAACATAATAAAAAATCATTAGAATATTATTATAAACACCGCCAACATATTTTAGCTAAAGGGCGTGAATCATATCACACTAAAAAGGCTATTAAAAAACTTACTAGTCAGACTGCTCTGCGGGCTTACAATATTAAAATGAAACTAGATGAATTGCTTATAAAGAAAGAAGCTTTTAAACAGAAATTATTAGAGGAGCAACTAACAAATAATAATCTTGGTATATCTTAAAAGAAAATGATATTTCAAAAATCAAATCGCAAAGGCAAACGATTTCAGGCTACATTTGCCAATGGAAAAATTGTCCATTTTGGTCAAGCAGGTGGTCAGACTTATATTGACCATGGCGACGAAGCTAAGCGTGCCGCCTATTTAGCAAGACATGAGAAGCGGGAGAACTGGAATGACCCATATTCCGCTGGTAGTCTGAGTCGCTGGATTCTCTGGGGACCTACTACAAGCTTTGATAAGAACCATGACCTGTTTATGAAGAAGTACCCAATTACTTATCAGAAGTAATTACTTTGTTCTTTAAGTAGTTTTAATATATTATATTACAACAACTTATTTATAACAAACAATATCGCAACATTTTAGCCTGTCTATCATACGCCATCCTGCCTCTCATATAATTGCGTTGCCAGGCATTATATTTCTCTCTGCCTGTAGTCTTTTTCCAAATCGTCGTGGTAAGTCTTAACCGCTTCATTGTATTTGTTGGGGTCATATCTTTCATTTCCATTAAGGTGTTTAAACTGTAGGACGTTGCTGGCATAGAATTTAAATTGGCTTTATGCTGGACAATATACTTCTGTTCTTGAACCATCGCATCACATCTGGTCTCCACTTCATGTAACCCTACTACGGAGTATTCCACATTTTGCCACCCACCATGTTCCCTGATGACTTCATACAACTTGAAATGGTAATTGGGTTGTAAGTAATTATGGCAGCTATTTTTGTGACTGTTTAGTCTCCTATTCAAATTCGTTGTGCTACCAATATAGCAGTACTTTGTGTCTTTGATGGCTATCTTATAGAATGTATAAACTAACATATTCTTTTATATACTATGCGAATATTATATTTCTAACAAAAAAACGAATTAGGAATTTTGGCGGATTTCCTTAATATTAAGGGAAATTTTGAATTAATTATATTTTAAATTGATTTAAATATAATATCCTTATATTCTATAAATGCCAACAACTGAATCACAAAAACGAGCCAATATAAAATGGCGTGAAGCCAATAAAGAAAAATACAATGCCCTTTGCGCCCAAGCAATGAAAAAACATTATCAAGAAAATAAAGAAATTGTAAGTGAATATAAAAAAAACTGGTATAAACAAAAAAAATCCAAATTACTTTTTAATGAAGAATGTCAAATATTAAGGAACATTTTGAATTAATTATATATTTATTTTAAATTGACTTAAATATATAATCTTTAGTATATATATAATGCCAACCACCGAAGTGAATATTTGGAAAACCCGTTTTTGGAAGAATGGCGCTGAAAAAACTGGCGCTCAAGAAGATGCTATTAAGGCACTTAACACTGACCAAGTTCCTATTAAATCCTGGACTATTAAGCATGGTCAAATGTGGGGGCTAACTAGTCCTGATAAACTTTTAAAATTAATTGAAAAGAATAACGGCATTTATGAGTTACTTCATAGTTACCCTAAAAAAGTTTATTTTGATGTTGATAAATCAGAAAATTTTACTGAAAATTATTTAACCACAATTAAGTCACATATTGAATCACTTTTTCCTGATGGAGATATGGCTGTTAGTGGTTCTAAAACTGAGAACAAAGAAAGCTACCATATCACACTTAATAATTATCTTATTCACAACAAAGAAGAACTTGAAACAATGAAACTAATTGTCAAATATATGAACTCAAAACTAGATGATGGATTCGATTGGAAAGTTTATACTAAAAATCGTGTAATGAAAACTATTAATCAATCTAAAACTGATGGAAGAGTTCAGGAGATTATTGAAAACCCTGATTTCAAAAAACACTTGATTACTTGTTTTTTTAATCCATTTGTAAAACCACTCCCTACAATGCCTGAAGCAGTAGAAGACGAAATCCAAGTGGCAAAATCACAAGGCACTTTTAATTTGGCATCTTTACCAAAAATGATTCTTTCTACTCCTAGTGAAGTTGATTATGAAAAATTAACTCCAAATGAAGTGCTTAAAATGCTCCCATTAAATAAATCTTTTGACCATTCGTATACTCATATGGTTGCCAGATTTTGCTTTTATAATGATATTATATTTGACGATTATTATGCTTGGCTAAAAAATAAACATAATGATATTGTCGCTTATTTTAAATGGACAATACATTGGGGAAAACTTAATAAATTTCCTCCTGTTTCTAATGAACGAATGAAACAAATTTTATCATATTATTATCCTTCAATCAAGAAGGACAAATCTTAT